GGACGCCGACGAAATGCACGCTGGCGAAGACGATGAGCCGGACGTGAACGACAAGCCGGTCCATACCGAGCACCACCCGGAGGGCCACCACACCACCACGCACGAGTCCGGCGCGGCGCATGACAGCGAGAACCTTGAATCCCTGAAGGATCATCTCGACAAATACTTCACCGAGGAAGAGCACGAGCCCAGCGAAGGCGGCGAAGAGGGCGGATACTGATGCAGACTCGCGGGCATCGAACTTCTCTCAAAGGTGCGCGATATGTGCCAGTTGCCAGGTCCCTTAAAGTCGGCCAAGAGTACCTGCAAAAATCTGGAGAAATCGGCCAGCGCGGTATCGAGACCGGCGACAATGCCATGTTGATGCAGTCAGTAAAAATGCACAATGAGGCCGCACGCACCTATTACCGAGACGCTCATGGAAGTCTGCGGCGTCTCGTTCCCAAGCAAAGGAGCCGATAATGCAAGTCAGCTACGCAGAAGGCACAGCAATCAACCTCCAGGACGCCGCGCGAGACCTCGACGCGCGGCTATCAAATCGCTGGAATCCAATCCGCTTTCGAGAGCCGAGGATCCAGCCGTCGATCTCGCATCTGGAATCAAGCAGGAAATTGACGCTCACACTCGATCGCGTCAAGGCTGCTTGAGGATGAGAGTTACCCTCCTGCGGGCCGCACTGGAACCAAAGAGCTAGACATGCCCTTTCGCTCACTCAAGCAGGCCCGCTGGGCGCACTCTCAAACCGGAGAGAAGGCGCTGGGCGGACCTGCCAAAGTGTCCGAGTGGGATTCCGCGACAAACTTCAAGTCATTGCCTGAGGCGACCATGAAGACCAAGACCGTAGATTTAGGCAGCAAGGGCAGTTTTCAAGAGAAGCCGGGCGCGCTGCACGCCATGCTGCATATTCCTCCCGACCAAAAGCTGACGGCCGCCCAGGAAACGCCGAAGCCAGGCGACTCGCCGCTGTTGCGTCGGCGCAAGGCGTCGGCCAAGGGTTTCTCCGCGATGAAACACTGAGAGGTAGCATGGACTTTGAGCAGCAAAAGCCGATAACAGACGAGTTCCGCAAGGGGTGGGAGCGAATCTACGTGCAGCAGGAAGTGCGGAAAGAGAAGAGCGTAGACAGCGCGGGAACCTACAAAAACGGCTGCCCGATCCTGAGCGATGGCCCGCAGAAAGACGATCTATGACGCCCTTAGTTGTCGATGAAATTTCCCTGCGCATGGCTGATGAAATATGTCAGACTTGGCGCTCTTTCCGGGAATCTGACAGAGCGCCACAGATTAAGGCGCGGATTCAAGTAGCGATAGCGTCGGCAATTGTGCAGGAATTGTCGTTCACGACAAAGAGAGAGATGGGGCTCTAATGCCTGACGTAAAAGAAATCACGCGCAAAATTGTACTTCGTGTCGAGAAAGAAGAAACCGAAGGGCACGGTGCCTATTGCAGCGCGGATGCCGACGAGATGGGTTTTGAATACGATGGGCATCTCAATGTTGAAGAGATTGTTGAATGGGTACTCGATATGGTGAAAAATGCCTGACCCAACGCTGAACCCTAACGACACCGAGCAAGACGAGCAAGAACCCATTGCGCAGCGCCTGACGCCCATGCCTTGGCCGCCAGCCGGATACACACCAGGCAAGATTGCGCCGTGGTTCTGCGGTGCGCAGGAGAACGGCAAAGAGGAAATCTACGGCCCGGACGAACTGGGCGAGTACGTCTCAGCGATTGAGCAACTTACGCAAAACGTCAACAAGACGGACGCGGCCGCCCGCATCTGGGAAGTTCTCCAAGCCTGGGAGATGCGCCTATTTCGGCGCAATTACCAGTTCCTGAATGTGGGCTGGAAGGGCTGGGGCATGTTCGGCGGCTCATCTGGTGCCAACGGTGCGCAGAGTGTCATGGCGGCAGGGAACGCAATGAAGCTGTTCTCCTGCAATGTCTTAGGAGCGCGACACAAGAAGATTACCGCGCTGCTTAGCCGGGTTGTGCCGGGTATGACAGTCGCCGCAGTGGACGACGAAGACCCCATCGATCAGGCCGCCGGCGAAGAGGCTGAGAAGTTCCTCGAAGTGTTTCTGCACCAAGCGAACCTAAAAGGCGTAGTCAGGAAGGCGGCTGGCTACTTCTGCACAGATGCCCGTGTTGGATTCCTGACGTTCACGGTGGCCGACCAGACGCGCTGGGGCACAGAATTACCAAACAGAAAGCAGGAGACTTATGGAGCCCAGGAAGCGGACGGCGTTACGCCTGAGACCGAGATACAGTCGAGCGAAGGTAATAGTGATTCCGCAATGGGTTCCCGGGATAGTCAAGATTCGTCCGAGGCTCCAGCCAGACGCGAAGTAACCTTTGTCGGCGGCAAGTTGGAGTGGAAAGTCCCGCTCATGGCCGACGAAGAGGAGGAGATGGGCTGGTGCCGCTATCAGCACGAAGTCTCCGTAAACAAGCTCAAGAGCCAGTATCCGTGGGTTCGCGACAAGATCGCTGCCGGCGGCAACGTGGGCGGCATGGACCAGATCGACCGGCTGGCGCGCATCAATGTGCGGCTGGCAGTCCAGGCGTCCAGTTCCAGCGGAGAGGCGTACAAGAACGACTCCACCGAGAGCGTGACCTTCTTCAAGCCGAGCGAGTACGAGGGCATCGAAGACGAGGAAATCCGCGAATTATTCCTCGAAACCTTCCCCGATGGTCTCGAAGTCTGGCACGCGGGCGGAAATTTCGCCTTCTGCCGCAATTCGCGCATGTCCAAGCATGTCAAGTTCGTCGCATCCAGGGCCCGGCGACGGGCAGAACCGCGAAGCGCTGCTCACGAACTACCTTCCGCTGCAAAAGGTTCTCAATGCAAACATTTCGCTTGCTGATCGCTATTTCCGTTCTGCGGTTCCTCGTCGCTACGCACTTGAGCCGTATATCGACACGCAACTCCTGAATTCTCAATCGAATGACCCCGCGAAGGTGACGGCGGTCACTGGACTTGAGGATAAAGGTCTGAAAATCAGCGACATTACCGGCGTCGAGAGCGTGCCGGTTCCCAACGATTCGCTGCTGACCTTCATTCAGTGGCTCATCCAGGGCGGACCCGAGGCGATGGACGGCGGCTCGCCGGCGGCGTTCGGAGAGGCAGACGGTTCCGAAGACCAGGGCGTGTTCAAGACCACGCGGCTCAAGCGCGACCAGGCAATGCAGGTATGGTCGATGCCTTGGGGCGCGCTGTGCGAGGCAGTGTGCGCCATCTCCCAGCAAGCGGTTGAGTCTGCCGCGGCGAATCGCATTGCCGACTTCAGCGCATCGCTGCCGGGGCAGAAGAAACTAAAGATTGAACTGAGCAAGTTGCAGGGCAATGTCCTTGTGCAACCGGAATCGCTGGAAATCCCGCAGACGCTGGCCGAGCAAGAAGAAGAGATGACCGATCTTCTGACGCAGAGCAGCAATGTGGCGCTCTACCAGCAGATTATGATGGACCCGCGCAATCTGAGCGTGTTTTCCAAGTTCCCAAGCCTGAAGGAGTTGAACATCCCCAACGCTGACCAGGTGGAAGCGCAGCAAGGCGAGTTCGAGATTCTGATGCGCTCCGGCCCGGTGCCGAATCCACAGTTGGAGCCATTACAACAGCAGAGTGCCGCCATCGCGCAGCAGATTACGGAAGGCCAGACCCATCCCGAGGCGCAGACGCCAGAGGGCCAGCAGGCAATGCAGGCGCTCCAGCAAGCAGCACAGCAGTTGCAACAGCAGATGCAGGCCATGCCGCCGCAAGTCTCGACCGTGCCAATCGCGCAGGACAACAGCGAGAATCATATGATCCACGCGGCGATCACGCTTGGCATGTTGACCTCTCCGACCGGGCGCAAGCTCAAGCATGGCAACGAGGACCAGCAGGCCATCTGGCAGAACCTGAAACTACACTGGCAGGAGCACATGAACATGCTCAAGCAGTTGCAGCCGCCGAAGGAGATGGACTTCAAGGGGAGCGTGACGATTGACCCGTCGAAGTTCCCGCCGCAGGCTCAGAGCGAGATGTTTGAGGCGATGGGGCTTGAAGTTCCTCCGTATTCACTGCAACCCCAGGATGCAACGCACGAAATCACGACCGAAAAAGAGGGCGTGGACGCGAGCGGTACGCCGGTCAAACAGAAGGTTTCAGTGGTAGGAAAGCCGCTCAACTGAGCGACGGAAACGAGGAGACATGGCAGACGAAGGTGTAATGGAAGTTGAGCAAGTAGAATTTGACGCAGGGAATCAAGTTGAGCAACAGGACGGCGCGGAGCAGAACGAAGGCGGCGAAGGCCAGCGCACAGAGCAGGACGATCCCTACTCGTCCAAAGCCAGCCGCGAGTATTCGCAATGGCTGAAAAGCCTGCGCGACTCAGGCGACCCCCAGTCTGCCAAGTTTGCGCGCCTCGCCAAGGACAACCACGGCCAGATGTTCGCACTGCGCCAGCTTGAAAAGCAGGGGCTTGAGGGTGTGCGCGAGAAGTACGCCATCCTCGATTCCGTCATCCACTCGGACCCGGAGCGCGGCGAACTGCATGGCGCAGAGGCAATCGCGGCGTTGCAGGACAGCGTGCGCGAGATGGCCGAAGTGGATGAGCTGCTGGCCGCTGGCGATCCCAAGGCGCTCGAAGCGCTGGGCGAGGACTTCAACGAGGGGCTGGCAAAGCTTGCGCCGTCTATCCTTGACCGCGTGCGTGACTCCGACCCGGAAGCCTACGCGGCCGCCGTGCTCCCGCATTTCGTCCAGGCGCTGGCATCGAGCGAACTGGTATCGAACTTCAATGGGCTTGTGGATGTGCTGAACCAAGCGCCTCCGCAATGGCTCACCGCCGAGCAGAAAACTGCATGGGCGGCCGACCAGCAACAGAAAGTGATCGCGCTGGCCGGCAACATGGGCAAGTGGCTGAACGCGCAGGCAGCAAACGCAGCCAAGCTAGCCAAGCCGGGCGAAGGAGGCGACAAGACGGCAACGCGCCGGGCCACCGGCAAGGACTCGCTTTCTGATCGGGAAGCGCAGTTCAATCAGCGAGAGCAGGAGTCGCATTGGAACACGAACATCGCGCCCAAGCTCGACCAGCACGCGTCCACAAAGTTCTCTGAGCTGTTCCGGCCCTACGCCAAGCGGCTAAACCTTGACGCGCCGACCGCAAATGCGCTCAAGATGGAGTTTTCGAAGCGCGTCGCGCAGACAGCGGCCAAAGATCCGGCCTATACGGGCCAGATCAAGCGCTATCGCGGGATGCGCAATCCCGACCCATCGACCGTGCTCAACTTCACCAAGGTCAACTTCGACAAGCACGCGCGAACAGTGATGGAATCGCTAGTCAATGAGCGCTACAAGCCGTTTCTGACCGGACGGCCACGCGCAGCCGAACCGGCGTCTACCGCAGGCCGCGGAGCGCCGCCACCGGCCAAGGGCGTGCAGATCGTGACGCAGAAGCCAGCCAATATCGACTACAAGCGCACGACTGTGGACATGATCCACGCGAAGACGTACTGGACCACGGATGGAAAGAAAGTTCAGGTCAGGGCGTAGTATAATTGGGGTTATGGGCGCGTCAACGCCCACCATCTCACGCTTTACAAATTGGATCAGCAGTGCTACAACAGTAATCAATTGGGATCGGATGCAAATTGGGAACCCACACCCTGCCGAGCAAGCGCCTTGAAAAGCGAACGTGGTTATAAGGAATCCCAGAAGAACTGAGAGACATCGTGCGGGCGCGATCATTGCGGCCTAGCTCACTCAGAGGGATTCTCCATGGCAGCCACAGAACTTGCAGTAGAAGCAATCGAACTCGAATCGTTTGTTGAGGAGATTCCTGACCTCCAAGCGCATTTCGACAAACTCCAGACGCGCCTTGAAAAGGGCGGAAAAAAGATTCAGTGCAGTTTCTCCACCAACCGCGGCGGCGTCCAGCGCGCTCCGTTCTGGGCCGGTACCCGCGTCCAGGGTGGCGCACCCATCCAGCAATTTGGCCTTGGCACCTCGGCTCCCATCGGAGGTGACAGTTCGTCCAGCCCCTACGTCCCCGCGTGGTCTCGCGGTTCGGGCTCGTCCTTCGTGTCCATGTGCGCCAGCCCCTTGCGCTTCGTCAACGTGTGCGAGCTTTCCAACCTTGCGAAGCAGGCGACGGACGGCAAAGAGCGCGGCCTGGTCAAGTTCTCCCGCGAGGAGATGGACAAGTCGCTCCTGGCATTCGACAACGGCGTCGAGGCGGTACTCAACCGCGACGGCTCTGGCACCATCGACCAGATCCCGACCACGGCGACCATCAACAACAATACCGGCGCCACCGGCCCGCAGAAGTCCAGCATTGTCGGCCTGAACACGGCTGCCAGTTTCGTGGACCAGCAGGTTGTGCAGGTGCTGAGCGGTATCGGCGGCACGAATCGCGGATCGTTCACCATCAGCTTTGTCGATCCCGTCACGCAGACCGTGTTCTCCGCTGGTGCGCTTCCCGCAGGCACCGCACTGGGCGACATTCTGGTGATTCAGGGCGCAACCGGCGCGGCTGGCTCCAGCGTGTACGGCAAGGATTACTGGATTCAGAATGGCAACGTCGGCACCAAGGGCGGCGTGGACATTTCGCAGTATCCTGGCCGTTTCAGCTCGCCCACCATCAACTTTGGCGGGTCCGGCACCATCGTCAACTCGACCGCGCAGCGTGTGCAGTCCATTCGGATGCGCGCCATGGGCGACGACTACGACAAGAACGAGAAGTGCTTCTGGTACGCCAATCCCGTGCAGGGCGTGGCGCTCAGCGGCAACTACTACAACCCCGGATACACCCGCATCGATGAGGGCGGCGACAAGGTGATCGATACCGCCAAGAAGTTCATGCAGGATACCTGGGCTGGCGATGAGATCGTGTGGTCCTCGACTGCCGAGCCGTCGCGCATGGACCGGATTGTGGCATCCGCGTTCACCTTCGGCGAGTTGTTCCCGACCCGTCTGCACGAATGGACGCCGGGCAACCCGATTGCTGCCGTGCCCGTCAATGACGGTACCGGAAGCACTTATTATGACAGCCAGATGTTCGCGTATGAAAGGGGGTTTAATCTGCTCTGTCCCGAGATGAAGCAGCAGTTCTTCCTCCAGGGCTTGCCGATCCCCGCAGACGCCTAACCTCTAACCGCGTGGCCGGCGCGTAATCCGGCCAACCGAGACATGAGACATGACCGACCAATTTCCACGCAAGCCGCTTCTTGACCGCATCATCGTGCGGGAGATTCCCATCGCTGAGTTTTACGAGCAGCCCCAGGGGATCGAGATTGACCTCGACAACTCGCACATCAAAGAGCGCAGTGACCGCGGCGTGGTTGTAGCCGTCGGCGATTGCGTCACGATGGGCGGGGTGATGCTTCCGATGCCCGTCGTGGTTGACGACGTGGTGTTTTTCGATGAATTTGCGCTGAGCGATCCGGTTTTCCTGAACCCGGCGCATAAGAACCGCAACGACCTGCCGAAATACTTCCAGATGCGCGTGTCCGACCTCAAGGGCATCGATGTAGAAAACCGTGCGCGGATGGTCGAGGAGTTTGAAGCGGCGCGTGGCAAAACAACCGCATATGCGCAGGCCAACGGGATGCACGTTGTGGGCTCGGTGCAGTAATGCGTGAATGCCCTCGCATGGTTCCAGGATGAACTGACGCGCATCGGCGGCGTGAATCAGTACTGTGAACCTGTCTTCCGCCTCGTCTGGTCAGAGAATGAGCAGACGACTATCGGCGGCCAGTGGGCGCAGAACGGATATGTCGGCTACAAGCGCGCTCCGCTGATTCCCGGCGAACCTTGCTGGACGCTGCTGGTTTGGGAGCCTGCCGAGGTCGCCGGGGGCAGCTACGAGACCTGGCAGCGCGATTTCCGCGACGAGGAGACAGGGCTTTTGGTATGCGGCGGCTTCCCGAAGTATGGCGCCTACCGCGTTCTGCAGAAGTTCATTCACCGCGAGATCGTGCAGCAGGCCAAAGAGCGGCACTTCATGGATGGCCCGCGTATCCGCACGGAAGTCGTCCAGACACAGAAGCTGCGCACATACCGAATGGAGCCATGCGGTTTCATGCTGGACGTGATGCTGCCCATGCTGATGGCGTGGCGGCGGCTCTCAAATGCGGCTAAGATAGCTGCGCTCCGGCAACAGGAGCAGATGCGCAAGGACGAATACACGAGGTCGCTCAAGAACTTGCGCGAAGATGTAAAACTGAGCCGCACGATGCGCGGTTCGCAACTGGTGCAGCGCCGGGCCGAGGTAATCGAGCGCGGAATGCGGCAGGCAATGGCGGCAGCGGCACAGTGGGGGCTTGGAATAGCCCTCACGGAATAGAGGAGACATGGGATCAGTAGCAGGAATTTCGACAGTCGGATTCGAGGATAAGCGCACCCAGGGCGCAATGAAGGGCGCGAATCCCGAGAACTTCAACGTCATCATCACCGGGCACATGATGCGCGAGCCCCGGCGCATGATCTACATCCACACCGTCGCCAAGCGCTCGACGCCGTTCCTGACGCGCACGCTGTTTCCCAAGCTGAAACTGGTTGCCTGCGAGGCCGGAGAGCGGTACGTGAGTTGCGCAGCCTTTGGCGACCCGATTCCCCAAGCCAGCCCCGACCAGGAGCGCGGCGGAACGCGCATTGACGAGCACGACGGATGGCGGGCAGCAATCGACCTGCTGAATCCGGCGAACCTGACCTATAACCCGTTCTCTGGCGATGCGAACCCGGATTTCTTCGCCAACCGCAATGGGCAGAATCTGATTGCGGAGGGTTTCTGGCCTTCGCTGCATGAAGTACCGCCCGAGGAAGAGATTCGCGCGGCCGAGCAGCGCAGAGACAAGCATTACCGCTATCTGACCCGCGAGGCAACACGCCTGGCGGCCATCTCGACCAAGGATCTGAACGAGTTCCTGCAATCCTATCCGGACACGCACATTGCAATGGACGCGCTCGGGATGCAGGCCCCCTGGCACACACTGAGCATCGTCACGGCAAGCTGTCCGAACTGCGGCGATCCGGTCAAGCAGGGAATCGCGTTCCACCAGTCCAGCGCGGGAATCTTGTGCATAATCGACCCAGCGCGGGCGCTCAAGGCTGGCGCGATCAACAGGGAGCGCTATACGGAACTGACGGACAAGGGAGAACAGCCCGAACTCGAGCAGGAGCCGGAAACGCCGGTACACCGCGGGCCGGGGCGCAGGGCTTAACAGGCTTCAGGGGAGCAAGGCTGCGAACAGATTGCGCCATGTCTCCGCGATT